CATCGACAAGGTAAAGGTCTATTGGGGTGCGGAGTTTGATGCCTACTGCGACGACACGTTGCAGATGCTGCTGGATGTTCATGGCAAGTTCGACGTCATCATAGACGATGGCCCGCATACGTGGGATTCGCAGGTGTATTTTCTCAAGAATTACGACGTGCTTCTTGAAGACGGCGGGGTGCTTGTCTGTGAAGACATTTGGGAGCGGCACGCGCAGCGCCTCGCCGCATTGCAGAAAGAGTTGAATTTGTACGTTCTGGACTTGCGGCTGAACAAAAACGCCCACGCCAACGAGTTGATTGCGCTTAAATACAAGCACGCAAATGCCGTATAACGACTACCCCCAAGAGGTCAGCGACAACGCTCGGCGCGGCATCGAACTGAACGACGCGGTGGATGGCCGCTGCGCTACGGACGTGGGCAAGGAGACGGCGCGCATCCTCGCCAACCGCGAGATGATTAGCGAAGAGCGGACGGTGCGGATGTTCTCCTTTCTGTCCCGCGCTCGCACCTACTACAACCCCGACGACACGGAGGCCTGCGGCACCATCTCCTACCTCCTTTGGGGTGGCGACGCTGGACTATCTTGGGCAGCCGATAAGGTCGAAGACATGAACGAAACGGAAGAAGACGAAGAAGACGACGACGACATGGAAGACAATACCAGAAACAACGAGGCGCAACTACGCGCCCGCTACGGCGACAACGTCGAAGTGCGCGCCGTCGAAGTGCGCGCCCAGGAGGACATGACCATCGAAGGCTACGCCTCGGTGTTCGGCGACGAATACGACCTCGGTTACTTCACCGAGCGCGTGGCCCCGGGGGCATTTGATGGCCGCACGAACGACGACGTGCGCCTGCTCATCAACCACACCGGCGTGCCCCTCGCTCGCACGACGAACAACACGCTGACGCTGACCATCGACGAGCGTGGCCTGCACTACCGCGCCAAACTCGCCGACACGCAGGAGGGGCGTGATCTGTACACGCTCATCCAACGCGGCGACATCACGCAATCCTCCTTCGCCTTCACCATCGAGCAAGACGAGTGGAGCGGCGACCGGCGCACCCGCACCATCAACCGGGTCGGGCAGTTGTACGATGTCAGCCCGGTCACCTACCCCGCTTCGCCCACGACCACCGTGCAAGCGCGGGAGATGGCCACGTACACGCAGCCCGAGCCGGCGCCCGCACCGGTCACAGAGGCTGAACCCGAAATTGTAGCAACCCCTATCTTTGAACGCAAATCAGATAAATTCCAGACCATGAATCTCAATGACATGAAGGCGCTCCGCGCCAACAAAATCAGCCAACTGTCTGCCCTGAGCGAGGGAGCCACGTTGCAGGCCCGCGGATACACCGAGGGAGAGGAAACCACCATCGACACCCTGACCGCTGACATCGCAGAACTCGACGCGAAAATCGAGCGCGCGGAGAAGGTGGAGGCGCAGGTGGCACGTGCCGCTTTCGGCGCTGCTGCAAGCAAGAGCGAGGTGGTCGAGCAGTCCAAAATTCAGGAGCGTTACAGCATCAGCAAGTTGGTACGCGAGTCGATGACGGGTCGCCTCACCGGACTCGAGGCGGAGATGAGTCAGCAGGCAGCCGCCGACCTGAAGAACGCAGGCGTAGGCGTCCGCGGCTTGGCACAGATCCCGGGCTTCATCCTGCGGAACACCTCGACCATCGGAGGCACGAACGTACCGGGCCAGTCCAACACCAACGTGTTGGAGGCCTTGGTTCCCACGCCCATTTTGGAGCAAGCGGGCGCCAACGTCCTGCGCGGCCTCGCCGGCAACATCAACCTGCCATCGCTCAACGACGGCACGGACATCATCAACGAAACGGCTTCGGCTACGGGTGCTGCTGCCATCGCAGCGCGTCAGTTGTCTCCGCAGCGCGTTGCGTCTCGCATTGACATCACCAACGAGTTGTTGGCTGCAATGAACCAAAGCATCGACGCGACGGTTCAGCGCCAGTTCGCTCGGGCGTCTGCTGCGCAGATTGACGAGATGTTCCTGACCAAGGTCATCGCTGCTGCTGCTTCGACCTTCGTGAAGCGTAACGAGACGGCAGCCGCTACGGTGGCAGGCTTGACCTCTCAGGTGGCATCGGGCCTCATCGGCGCCCTCGGCAACGCCAACGCCTTGACGAACAGCACGGCGTTCATCACGTCGCACGGGTTGCTGGCCACGGCGCGCTACACGCCCACCGTTTCCGGCGGTGCAATTCCGATCATGCAGGATAACGCCATCTTCGGCTACAACGCCTACGGCACGTCTTTGGCTGCGGCCGGCCTCATCACGGACACGTCGTATGACATCTATTCCGAGGTGTACGCAAACTCCACCGCATCGACGGCTATCAACAACGAGGCTGACCTCGTTCCGATTGTCATCGCCAACATGGAGAATTGCTACGTGGCTTACTGGGGTGGCGGCGCGGCGGACCTCGTCATCGACCCTTACACCTTGGCTGCGACGGGTATTACCCGCCTCATCCTCAATATGTACGCTGACGCGGACTTCGCTCACACGGGCGACGTTCGGTTCACGGTCGGCGCATAAGCTGTGCGATTGGTTGTTGGTTGGGAAGGCCGGGGCATCGTCCCCGGCTTTCTTATTTTTACCCCATGACAATGCGCTACCAACGGGCCGCCGAACCCACGGACACCAACTTCATCACCCTCACCAACCTCAAGAACTACCTGCGGGTGGACGGGGCGGATGACGACACCACGCTCGGCTTTCTGCTGACCTCCGCGCGGCAGGCGTGCGAGGAATACACCGGGCGGCTATTCGGCAGCGGCACGGTGACCTACTACATGGACTCATTCGTGGACTCGCCATTTCCGGCGGGGCCGGTCACCGCGATCACGTCGGTGCAGTATTACGACATCGACAACGTCCTGCAAACGCTTTCCACCGCCAGGTGGTACGCTGACCTTGTGGGCACCCCGCAGCGCATCGCCTTTGACGCGCCTCCGGCGGTGTACTTGGAGCGTTACAATCAGGTCATCATCAACGCCACGGCAGGGCATAGCACCGTGCCCGGCCCCATCTTGCAAGCCATCCGCATCCTCGCCGGCCACTTCTACGAGAACCGGCAGGCGGTGCTGACCGGAACGATTGCCACCGAACTGCCCATCGGCGTCCATGCGCTGCTGGCCCCTTACCGCGTCTACGCATGAGAATCGGCAAACTTGACCGCCGCATCGTCATCGAGCAGCAGGTCACCGCAAAGGATGATTGGAACTACGACTACACGACGTGGACGACGTACGCGACGGTGTGGGCCAACAAGATGGACAAGGGCGTCACGGAGCGCGAAGAGGTGGACCGGCAGACGGCCCTCACCCGAACCATCTGGAACATCCGCTACAACTCCGGGGTGAACGCCACTATGCGCATCAGCTTCGGCGGGTTGTACTACTACATCACTGGGGTCGAAGAGGTGAACCGTCGGCAGGAGATGAACGTCTACACCGAACTGCGGAACTAATGGCAGTCAAGTTCGGCGTAGATCCCGCCAGCGTCAAAGCCATCGAGGCGGCCCTCAAAGCCATCCCGCTGGAGTTAAAGGGCAAGCCCATCGAGAACGCGCAGCGCAGCGCGGTCATCCCGTTCAAGAAGGAGGCGTCACGCCTCGGCAACGAGTTGCCAGGAACGGGCGCGTGGGCGAAGGCGCAGGTCATCACCACGGGCGACGACAAGCGGTTCAAGCCCTACGTCGTGGTGCGCACCGGGCCAAAGCGGTTCAACGTGTTCAGCGCCTCGCCGTACCTCGACGAGGCCAAGGGCTACGTCGCCCGGCCCATCCGATACAACCACCTCATTCAAGCCGGCCAAGGCGCATCGGAGCGCACCGGGGGCGTGGGCAAGAAGGTGGGCATCGTTCGACCGTTCAGCCGGGGCTTCAAGTTCGGCACGGTGGATGGGCGGCGCAAGACGGGCCGCGGGGCGTTCACGGTGCGCAACGCGGAGAGCGGCAAGGTGCATCGCATCGCGTCGATTAAGCACCCGGGATTCAAGGGCCACAATTTGTATCAGGAGGCGTTTGATAGCAAGAAGGGCGTGGTGGAGCAGAAGTTCAGCAGGGACGTAGTTAAGGTCATAGAACGCTTTAAAAAACGCAAGGGATTCCAATGATTAACCTCATCATCGACATCCTCAAAGCGGATGCCAACATCACGGCCATCACCACCACGAGCCGCATCTACCCCGTCTCTCGGCTTGAGGGCGGGGTGATTCCGGCCATCGTGGTGCAGCTGACCAACACCGACCCGGCAGACACCCACGACAACACGACCAACATGGACGTGCATACCGTGCAGGTGTCCGTCATCGAAGACCGCCCCAAAGAGGCGCACGCCCTTGCGGAGTTGTGCCGCTCCGCGCTTGACGGCTACACCGGCGGGACAATTGCCGAGTGCCGATTCATCAACCAAGCCACCGACGTCTTTGAGAGCATCGACCTGTACACGCAGACGATGCTGTTTCGGGTCATGCTGGTGCGCGACAACGTCACCCTGCCCACCGCCCTTGCAGGCCTCGGCATCTTCGAACTTGACGACGTGAGCGATGTCAACGCACCCAACCCCACCGACGGGCAGGCGCTCATCTACGACGACGCCACCAGCACGTGGATTCCAGGCGATGTGAGCGCCACCCTCGCGGCCTTGACCGACGTGGCGCTTGACGAGCCGCTTGATCGCGAGGCTCTCGTGTACGACGAGGCCACCACATCGTGGATTAACGGCGGCCCGGCCAAGATTGATTTCCCCGTGTACAACAACGACAACGCGCTCACCATTGCGGTGGGCACCGTGGTCGCTTTCACCGGCGTCGTTCACGGCGACCGCATGGGCATTGCGCCGTTCAGCGCATCATCAGCCAATGACCCGCGTGTGGTGGTAGGCATCGCGGTGGAGTCCATTGGGTCGCGTCAGCCGGGACACGTTCGTTCGTACGGCAACGTCTATGGCATGAACACCAACGCCTACACGGTTGGGACCATCTTGTATGCATCGACCACCGCCGGGCAATTGACCAGCACCCCGCCGACCGCGCCCAACCACCGCATCGCCATCGCCGTGGTGACGAAGCAAAACGCCAACAGCGGGCGGGTGTTCTGCCGAACGTACACCCCGGCCTACCGATTGGCTGACCTTTCGAACGTCGCATCGACCACCCCAAACCCCGGCGAAGGGTTGGTCTTCAACGGCAGCGCGTGGGCACCGGGGAAGGTCGGCTACGTGCCCGGGTCACCACCGCCGGGCGGCTTCCTCGGCAACGTCTTCTACCAAGACAACGCCGGCGAGCTGACGTTCGAGGACGAGTTCAGATACACCGCTTCGACCAACACGCTTGCGGTGGAGAACATCACCGGAACCACCGTCACCGGCACGGGCGTGGTGAAAGGCAGCAACACGTTCGGGCAGCGTTACGCGACGCAGGCGGCAACCAACCGGGCGCTTGCCAACACCGCGTCAATCACCGTCGAGCGCTACTTCACCGTGACCGCTGAAGGCAACGGGGAGTCGTTCAACATTCAATCCAACACCCCGTCGGCAGGCAATAAAATCGTCCGGAAAATCTGGTACAAGAACGAAGCCTTCGAGGCCACCGACGTGGACACGTGGACGCTGCTCCACACCTTTGCCGATGACACGACGTATGCCAACACCGCCACCAAATGGCAGGAGTATTTGGACGGGCAGACGTACGGCAAACCGCCGTTCACGCTGGCGATTAGTTGGGAGGACATTCCGGCACTGACTGGCATCTTGGACGGGTACACCTCCGACCTCGCGGGGGCATACGCGCTTTCTTGGCTAAACCCAAGTTACACGGGCAGCGCAATTCGGGTGCGCCGGGCATCCGATAACACGGAACAGGACATTGGCTTTGACGACCAAGACCTTGACACGACTGCGCTGACCACCTTTTGCACGGGTACTAATTGCTTTATAAAAACTTGGTACGACCAAAGCGGCAACGCTCGCAACGCCACGCAGACCACCACGGCAAACCAGCCAAAGATTTATGACAGCAGCACCGGGGTGCTGACGCTAAATTCAAAGGCCGCCGCATACGGCGATGGAACGAATGACTTTTTACAAGCATCGGCATACAGCGTAAGCAACGGAAGTTGGCTTGCAGTTGGAGTTGCGAGCTGCGAAACGACAAATGCAAACAGAGTTTTTTTCGGTGCAGACACCAGCCCTCGGGTGGCTCAACTGTTGAGATTTGCCAGCACCGCGAATGTTGAAACGATTGGATTTAACACGAGCGGCTTGCCAGTTACAGATGCGGGTGCATCGTATGCCGCAAACACGCAGTATCTACTCACGTCGCAATTAGCATCCAATCAGTTGGCTATTTATCTAAATGGAACGAGCGCGGCCTCCACATCGCATACAAATCAGCGCACATCTTCTGCCGCTGTTGGAATTTTCAGCAGCGGGGGTAACGCAGACCATCATCGCGGATACGTCCAAGCTGCTTTAGTTTATGCTGTTGACAAATCCGCCGACCGCGCCGCAATTGAAACCGCCCTCAACGACTATTTCAACGTGTACTAATGCATTACATCATCGTCCGCCCCGAAGGCATTTTAACAAGCCCGCAGCGAGCGCAGTTCATCACCCGCGAGTTGTACTGCATCACGATTCCCCTGCAATTCCAGACGCCCGACCAACACGACGGCACGGTGTTCGGCGTGATTCACCACCCGACCGACGGCAGGGCAACGTTGCAGGTGGATTTGGATTACGTCATCCCGGTGCATCCGCTGGTCACGTTGGAGCGGCTGGTGTCGTTGTTCCCGGAGATTACCGACGCGGAGCGCATGACGCTGATGCAGGTGATTTTTAGCAGCAAGTCGTTCCCGTTCCGGCACATCGTGCCAAGCACGGTCACGGTTAGGGACGAGGCGTACATGATCGCGGAAGGTTGGTTTCCTGCTGAGCCATGACGATACTTTCTCCCATCCAACTGCTCGGCTACGTGCTGGCCGGAATGGCCGGGCATTACGACCTTGCTGGTGACATCGACCGCAACGGGGTCATCAACATCGCCGACCTGATGGCCTGCCTGACGCTGTTTTAGCCTTGACTTATCTTCGCCCTATGAAGGTTGCAATTCACTTTCCGGTGTACAAGCGCGCCCGCATTCGCAACATCGCGATGGACGCGCTCGACCGGGTGCGCGAGCAGTTCAAACGCCTCGGCATCGAGACGGAGGTGGTGGTGATTGGCGACGACAAAGACCTGCCTGCGGTCTGCGAAAAGCGGGGCTACCTGCACTTCCCCTTCAAGAACTCGCCCATCGGCACCAAGTTCGAGATGGGGCTGCGGTGGATGCTGCGCAATCTTGAGTTCGACTACTTCATGGAGTACTGCTCGGACAACATCCTGCGCGAAGATTGGGCGGGGCTGATGGCCAAGGAACTCAAGGCCGGGCGGGCATGGATTGCACACGACCAGTTCTACATCGTCGATGCAGCCACCGGGCGCACGCATCTCTTCGGGGGCCGGGGTCAAAGCAACGTAGGCCGATGCACCAGACGCGAGTTGCTGGTCAAATGCCAAAAGCATTTGGGGCGCTGCTACGACGGCGACCTGATGAGCGGGATGGACGCGTCGTTCCGGGCGAACATCAGCAGGTGCAGCGACCAATTGACGTATCTGCTCAAGACCAAGACGCCGCTCATCATCGACCTGAAGACCAAAGAGAACATCAACAAGTTCGAGGGGTTTGCGCGCAAGACCGAGCGGTTCCCGCCGACGGAAGTGGTCGGCAGCTTTCCCGAACTTTATCAACTCAAATCCTTTCAAAATTTAGATCACCATGCCTACAACGGGGAAAATCAGGAGTAATGCCATCGGCATTTTTATCTCCAACGAAAGCGCCAACAGCGGCACTTTCAGCGGCGGAACTTACGG